TGTAGCCATGTGAGCATATTCCATCTCAACGGCGTATGCTTCGAGATTTTTCTTGAGAGCTTCAGTGTCTTTGATAATCTGTCTTAAAAAATTAAGCTCTTCAAAGACTGAAACCTTATCACCATACACATCTGACTTCTGTAGCTTTTTACAGGCGGTCAGGCTTTTTTGGATATTATGTAACATAATCTTTACCTCCATAGTTTGGTTATGTTTACCTAGTAAACATAATGTTTTAACATGTTAAATACAACCCACAAACAAACAAAAATAGTGATGGATATTTGACACCTAGACCAGGCCAGGCGTCAAATTACTGACGCGTTTGTCAAATTATTGACTTGACAAGGGGTTACTTGGGCAAAAAACGGGGGTTTGTCAGATTTTTGACACCCCACCCCGTCAAATTTTTGACGGGCCTGTGCCGCCCCACCCTCCCGCCCTAGTTGGGTAGATTTATTCACAGGTTTTTCCGTTGGAGGCTGCCCCTTAGTTGCAAGTTCCACAAATTAAATATAAAAAGACCAAAGGAGTCCCAGAGGGGGAGAAAAATATTGCAAATAAATCCATTTGAGACTTTAGGTCGTGTCATAACAATCCTGATGACGGCAGATGTTTATAAAAATGAACCGTTGTTCAAGATTTCTTCAAGACTGATACATGCTTTAGGTAACAATAAACTTCGCGTTTATGGTTCAGGTTCATGTTTAGAGGGTTTTATAACATGGGCGTATTTCACTGATGAGGAGGTGAAGACTGGAAAGTTTAAGTGGGAGGAGGCTTTTGCTCGTGATGACGGTGATCAGTTGTGGATAGTAGACATGGCAGCTACAGATGGTGTACTGTATTTGTGTAAGGACTTTAGACGCTATATTAGCGAGACCACTAATCACAAAATTGCGTATTGGCGAAGAAGCAGAAATGGACGCAGATTAGGAAAGGCTTGGAGGCTTAAATGAGAATCAAGTTCCCTGAATCACGGCGCAACTGGCATGATATATACAGAGATCCTATGGAGGAGAGGCTTTTCTGTTTTAACAATGGCCCAAGTGGCGGCGATGAGCCAGACGGCGTAACGTTTACTTCAGGCGATGATTATGTGCCAGGACAGGGTATTCAGATTAGTTCTAGTACCTTGGCTCCAGGTTCAGAAACCGACACATTTGAAGGTCGAAATACTTCAGACGCGGCTCTTGGTGCTTTTGCAGCGGCAGATCCTTTTGCGGCAGGGGCAGGAACGAGTCCTTCAACAAATCAGGCGATGATGGATCGTGCATCTGCTCCGTCTGTTGCGGCTCCAGGTGCGTTAGCTAATCTTTCGTTTGACCCCAATGTTGGCTTCGGTGAGTTTGATGAAATCGACTTTGGTGGCACAGGGCCGCGTCCACAAGCAAACGTCACGGTACGACCTGATGTTCCTTCAAACTTAATGAATGTTTTTCCTGGGGTCTTAGGTAATTCTATTTTTCAAGGTAGTCGGGGGCGGAACGAGCCTATAGATCGTAACGTGGCACTTACCGCCTTACAGGACAGAGCGGTGGCGGGTGATCTTTCTGCTCAAAAGGAATTAGACGATTTAGGCCAGCAAGGTGCGATAACATTTGCAGAGGCAAGTTATCCTCAGATTCAACAACAAAAAGCGATGGATGCAACAGGCATTACTCGTGCGCAGGGTGCAACAGCACAAAATGTTCTTGGTTCTGGAATCTCGGCTCTTGATACTACTGACGATGCTCGTGCGCGGGCGACTAGAGGCGTTAACATAACTGGTCCTACGTCTCGTCCGCAGATGCAGGGGCCGCCTCAAATGCCTGACCAAATTTTTGATATAGATACAAGACCCGACATTGTGAAGGACCAGCAACTAGCTGACCAAATTATGGCCTCTTCGCAAGGAGTGGATCGTGACTCTGAAGTTGTATCAGCATTGAGCGATGATTTTTTAGATGAGCGTGGTCGTCAGGATGTTAACGTCTTAGGTAAACAAATTGCAGATTATTTTAATAATCCTATTGTTGAGGCAGGGCAGTTCGCAGAAGGACTTTTTAAATCAAAGAATGACATGGGCGGAATGTCCAGACCAGGCAGTTTGTTTACTGACAAAGCAGGTCTACCAAGTTTTGGCAGTCTTGGAGACATGACAAAGGCTGTTCAGGCAGGTGGCAGACTTACAACAGATGAAAATGGAAACCCCTTATTTGTTACCATGCCAGATGGCAGCACTGTTGGAGGAACAACACAA